ACAGACGATGAATTAGAAGTAACAGGTTTTAGTTCATAATAACCATTGGCCAACAGTGAGGGGTTAGAGACAGCCCCTCACTTAGTTCGCAAGAACAGTGAGGAATACAGAGTATACCTTTCGTGCTAATAAAACTCAACAAAGGGAGAGTAAAATGTCTTCAAGAAAAGTTAAAATTAATGGTGTGATGAGTAAATTCACATTCAACAAAAGTAAAAAATACAAATACAACAAACAGGGTAACCTAGAAGAAGCAACAGTGATTAACGATGATGATATCATCATGTCAGGTTCAAAGTCAAGTCTACGTCGTATGGCTGACATTGAGCGTAACATCTCTATTCTAGCAACAAAGCTAACAACTACAGACGGTGAAGCACTTGACGCAGACGATACGAGCTTTGGAAACACAGTTAACAGCAATACACGTTTCAAGAAAGATGTACGATTCTCAAGCGATGTTAGCATTGACTCAGGCGATACTCTAGATATTAACGGTACACTAAGAGTTGACGGTGCCCTATCACTAGGTTCATCAGCAGCAAGCACAATTGATTCACGTATTGATACAAAAATTAATTCATTGGTAGCAGGTGCTCCAGCGGCACTAAACACACTTAATGAACTAGCAGCAGCAATTGGTGATAACGCATCATATGCAGCATCAGTCACAACTGCACTGGGAAACAAAGTTTCAATTGGTTCAAGTGAGTATGTAAAAGGTGCAACAGTATCAAACGATACAATTACATTTACACGTGGTAACAACACAACGTTCTCAGTTACAACATCTGATGCTAACAGCAACACATATGTAACAGGTGCAGCATTCAGCACAACAAACGGTGTTCTAACACTGACACGTAACAGTGGTTCAGTAGCGGTTGATCTAGATGGTCGTTATCAAACAGCAGGTTCTTATGCAACTACTAATTCAGCACAAGTACTACGTGCAACAGATGCAATTACAGTTTCAGATGATACAATCACAATCCACAAAGGTGACGGTACATCAGAATCAGTAACAACATCAGATGCTAACTCAAACACATACCTAACAGGTGCAGCATTCAGCACAACAAACGGTGTTCTAACACTGACACGTAACAGTGGTTCAGTGACAGTTGACCTAGATGGTCGTTATCAAACAGCAGGTTCTTATGCAACTACTAATTCAGCACAAGTAATGAGAGCAACAGATGCGCTAACAGTATCAAACGACACAATCACAATTCATAAGGGTGACGGTACATCAGAGTCAGTATCAATTTCAGATGCTAACACAAACACATGGCGTGCAGTTGTTAATGGTCTAACATCAACAGCTACAGACCAGTCACTATCAGCAGCACAAGGTAAAGTTCTTAAAGACCTTGTAGATACTAAAGCAACACCAGCTGATATCACAACAGCAATCAACAATCTAGTTGACGGTGCTCCAGCAGCTCTAAACACACTTAATGAACTAGCGGCAGCTATTGGTGATAATGCAAGTTACGCATCATCAATTACAACTTCACTAAGCGGCAAAGCATCAACTGGTACAACAATGACAGCAGGTGCCGGTCTAACAGGCGGCGGTAACCTAGGTGCTAACCGTACATTCAACGTTGGTGGCGGTAACGGTATCACAGTGTCAGCAGATGGCGTTGCAATGAGCGGTTCATTCACTGGTGACTTCACAGCATCTGGTGATATCACAGCTTATTCAGATGATAGCCTAAAAACTAACGTTCAAGTAATTGATGGTGCGCTAGGTCGTGTTGAAGCGATCCGTGGTGTAACATTCGAGCGTATCGAAGATGGCTCAGTTTCAACTGGTGTTATCGCTCAAGAACTTGAAGCAGTTCTACCAGAAGCAGTTAAGACAGACGCAAATGGTGTTCGTCACGTTGCTTATGGTAACATTACTGGTCTACTAATTGAAGCTGTTAAAGAACTATCAGCTCAAGTAGCAGAATTAAAAGCATCTAAGTAATTTAAAATTACTTAATATTATTGGAGCAGTGGAAACACTGCTCCTTTTTTATGAATAAATAAAACTATGAAACACATAGATCACTCTGAAATTTTATCTTTTGAAAGAACGTACGATATTAGATTCGACAAGTTGCAATGGTTGGATATCCCATATGATGAATTGTATGTTACACAAAATCAATGGGACACATTTAACGTTCAGCATGTTCTGGATATTTTAGAAAACTTTCACCCAGCATTACTGAGAGCTAGTAGTGTAGCTAAAATTAATGGAAAGTACTATTTGTGGGAGGGACAGCACAGTGCAACCGCCTCTTACATAAGTGGTATGGATAAAATACATTGTGGAGTATATACGTGTGATAGTATGTATTTTAAAGATATACCGTCGGTTGAACAATTTGCACCAGGTCAAATTGCTGATCTAATTAAAATGTTTATGGACGACACCGGGGCTAATACAGTTGATGAAGTATTAAAATTTGTAGGAAATTTAGATTATGAGGCATAATACAGATTGGAACAAAAATATAACATTACCAAGTAAGAAGTTTCTTCAGGGAAGATGGGAATGTAATATGTCAAACAGTGAATATCATTTCGATGAAACCACACAGGATCGACCAGGTGATTGGTTTAAAATTTTAGGAAATGTCGGAGACATGTTCAATCAAGAAGTACAAGACATTACTAATGCGGCAGATCGATTTATTAAATATGAAGAAAATATAGAAGATTTGGCATTTACTACGCCTAACTATGATAAATCAACAGGAACAATAAAGAGTATAACATCTAAGGCATTTACTGATCCATCCACGCCATTTTATGAACTGAAAAAACTACAAAAAATGTTTGCCATTGAGGACCACTCGGTAGAAGGTATTGCTCATACAACGAGGCTTGTGATACAACCGCCAGGGGGGATGTATAAAATGCACATTGACGATGAATTATGGAAAATATATCCCCAGGATCCGAGCCGTGTAGTAAGATTGACTATTATGTTACAGGATTGGAAACCAGGACAGTTTTTTATGTATGGAAATTTAATATATGATAATTGGAAAGCAGGCGATGTTCATATTTTTGATTGGCCCAACGCTCCACACGCCACTGCAAACGCATCAGTATTTTATAGACTAACTATGCAAATTACTGGGCTAAAAACTGAAAAAACTGAACAGATTATAAAAAATGGATTGCCCAATGGATGACTTAAAAATAATATCTGGTGCCCTGAGCAAACTCATAGAATTGCAGGGTGTAACTGATGGAGAAAATTCTGGTATACGGGCAGAAGATTTGAATAAAATGTTCATCCATAATAATGAAAAAACAGTTTTGTCAGAAAATGATAGATTGGTATTGGCAATTTTAGTTGAAGCAGTAAAGCATTTAGATGATAAAATGGAAAATATCAAGTCCATTATGGAATCAATATTAAATAACCAGAATGAATAAATACATATATATTAAGTCCGATTAGGAGAAAATGATGGCATTTAGAACAATACAAACCACCAACTTGCAAAGCACACAAACCAGCTTTAGTGACCCAGTAGTAGTGGTGGGGAAAGACAATACAACAGCTACTGATATTGGATTTTTGGGGAAGACAGGCACTGATATATACAGTGGTTTGGTTAGAGACGTGGAAACTCAAAAATATTATTTGATAGAAAACTATACAAGCACAGAATCCAATAATGATATTAGCCCAGTTCTTAGTGATAAGTCAACATTGGTATTGGAAAGAATAGAAGCATCTAGTTTCGTAGGAAATTTACAAGGTAACATTATTAATTCACAAGGACAACCTGTAATTGATAATTCAGGCGCTTTATATCCCACTGTTTTTAGATCTCCAAGGGGAATAGAATCAGAAAGGCCGTCACCAGCATCAGAAGGTATGATTTTCTTTAACACACAGACAAAGATGTTTGAAGGATACGACGGCACCGCTTGGATACAGTTTGTACCTTCTACTTATCAAGAAACTCCATAATAAGCATAAATACAATATATAGATATGGAGAAATAAAGTGGCTTTTAAAGACTTATCACATGGAAATGAAAATATTCTATCATCGACAGTTTTGACTGGAGATATAGAATTGAAATCACCAGCAGGAATTAGCTTATATCCTGATTCAGATAACTCAGGTGATGACAAAATAGTTTGGTTGAGAGATGGAGCAAAATTAGTTTTTGAAGGACCAATTGCTGACCCAAGAGAAATAAAAATACAGGCACCTGAACCAACTGGACTTCCCCAAGACACTTTGTTAACCCTTCCTACTATTAATGGTACCTTTGCTTTAATTTCAGACGTTACAGATTCTGAAAGTGCATTGACAGCCTATATTGACGCAAGAGATGCCGCCACGTTAATTTCCGCTAACACTTACACTGATGATCGTGAAACAGCAATCACAATTGCATATCAAACATACACTGATACAGCAGAAGCAGATGCAATCGCAACATCAAACTCATACACAGACGCCGCAGTATCATCAGGAACTGGAAGTTTAACAACTGATGATATTCCCGAAGCATCTAACTTATATTATACTGATCTTAGAGTACAAACATACTTAACAGATAATAATTATACTACTGAGGCTTATGTGGACCAAGCAGAAGCAGATGCAATAACAGCATCAAATGCATACACAGACATACGTGAAACTGCAATTACATCTGCATATCAAACATATACAGATACAGCAGAATTAGATGCAGTAGCAACATCAAACTCATACACTGATGGTCGTGAAACTGTAATTACATCGGCATATCAAGCATACGCAGATACAGCAGAAGCAGATGCAACCACATACACAGACACACGTGAAACTGTAATTACATCTGCATATCAAGCATACGCAGATACAGCAGAAGCAGATGCAAACACATACACTGATACAAGAGAAACAGCAATTACATCTGCGTATCAAACATACACTGATACAGCAGAAGCAGATGCAAACACATACACAGACACACGTGAAACTGTAATTACATCTGCATATCAAGCATACGCAGATACAGCAGAAGCAGATGCAATTTCAACATCAACAACGTTCGCATTATCAGCTGCAAACGCAGCAAAAGCAGATGCAAACACATACACTGATACAAGAGAAACAGCAATTACATCTGCGTATCAAACATACACTGATACAGCAGAAGCAGATGCAATAGCAACAGCCTCGGCTGACGCAACATCAAAAGCAAATACAGCAGAAACATCAGCCAATGCATATACAGATACACGTGAAACAGCAATCACAATTGCATATCAAACATACACTGATACAGCAGAGTCTGATGCAATAGCAACAGCCTCGGCTGACGCAACATCAAAAGCAAATACAGCAGAAACATCAGCCAATGCATATACAGATACACGTGAAACAGCAATCACAATTGCATATCAAACATACACTGATACAGCAGAGTCTGATGCAATAGCAACAGCTAATTCGTATACAGATACACGTGAAACAGCAATTACATCTGCATATCAAACATACACTGATACAGCAGAGTCTGATGCAATAGCAACAGCTAATTCGTATACAGATACACAAGTAACAAAAACAGTAATTGATGCATTGGGAATTCAAGCATCAAGTGTAGATGCCAATAGTGTAGCTCTTGGTACAGATACTACTGGTAATTATGTTGCTGGTGTTTCTGGAACATTGAATGAAATCGAAGTGTCGGGAAGCGGTAGTGAAACTGCATCAGTTACAGTAGGCTTGCCTGCAAATGTAAGTGTAACAAATGACTTAACTGTCGGCGGCGACTTATTTGTTACAGGTACAACAGTTAGTATTGGCGCAGCGAATCTAAGTGTAGATGATAGTTTTATCTACTTAAACCAAGGAGATGCTATTGGTGCTGACAATACCGTATTTACTGGTACTGGATTAGACGATGCTTCGTTTGAAGGTTATTATGAAGGCACTACCACAACTACATATTATGTTAGAATTGACGGTACTGGAGCTACTGATACTTTTGAATGGTCAAAAGATAATTTTGCCACTACTGAAGCAACTGGAATTGCAATTACTGGTGGCGAGCAAGATTTAGATAACAACATTAAATTCCACGCCAGCGCAACAACTGGACACACATTAGGCGATGTATGGAGCGGTACAGCAGCACCTCTTGCTGTTGACACTGGTATCTTTAGTAACATCAATACAGGAACATCAGCACCTGGATATACGCACATTGGTGTATTTTACGATGCTAGTGCTACTAGATGGAAAGTGTTCAGTGAATACGCACCAGAACCAAACGGAGATATTAATACTGGCGATGCAAGTTTTGTCTTGGGCGCAATGGAAGCAGATTGTTTTATTGCCAGAGAAGTAGACTTAACACAGGCTCCGGTAGATAATAGTCATGCAACTACCAAATTATATGTTGATAATGCTGACATTGCCGTAGCCGCAGCTGCAACAGCAGCAAATGCATCACTACAAAGTACACTGCAAGCCAATATTGATACGAAATTAAATGCCACTGCAAACGCAGTAAGCGCAAGTAAATGGGATACGGCAAGGATTATTACTCTTGGTGGCGACGCCTCTGGTAATGTAAGTATTGACGGATCACAAAATGTAACATTGTCTGTAACAGTATCAGATGATAGTCACAATCATACTATTACTAACGTAGACGGATTACAAACCGCATTAGATGCTAAAGTAGATGACAGTCAAGTATTAACCAATGTGCCAGCAGGCGCAGTATTTACTGATACAGTATACACACATCCAACAAGTCATCCAATATCATTTATTACTGGCTTACAAACCGCATTAGATGCTAAAGTAGATGACAGTCAAGTATTAACCAATGTGCCAGCAGGCGCAGTATTTACTGATACTGTATATACCCATCCAACAAGTCATCCAATATCATTTATTACTGGCTTACAAACAGCATTAAACAACAAAGTAGATGACAGTCAAGTACTGACAAATGTACCATCAGGTGCAGTATTTACTGATACAGTATACACACATCCAACGAGTCATCCAATATCATTTATTACTGGACTACAGACTGCATTAAATGCCAAAGTAGATGATAGTCAAGTATTAACCAATGTGCCATCTGGTGCATTGTTCACTGATACTGTGTACACACATCCAACGAGTCACCCGATATCATTTATTACTGGACTACAGACTGCATTAGATGGAAAGCTAGGTTCTACTGCAAATGCAGTAAGTGCAAGTAAATGGAATACAGCTAGAACTATTACACTTGGTGGAGATTTATCAGGAAATGTGAGCATTGATGGTAGTCAAAACGTAACATTGAATGCCGAAGTGACAAATGACAGTCATACCCATGACGGACGTTACTATACTGAATCAGAATCAGATTCAAGATTTATTAATACTGATGGCGATACAATGACAGGAATATTGACAATCGGCACAGTTGCAGGCGAAGCTGGTACACTAAATATAACTGGTGACATTGTAGCCACTGGTGACGTCACTGCATTTTCAGATAGACGTTTTAAGCATAATGTAGTACAAATAGATAACGCTTTGGAAAAAGTAAAAGCATTGCGCGGCGTAAGTTTTGAAAAAGACAACAGAATGAGCATCGGAGTAATTGCACAAGAGGTTGAAGAAGTTATTCCTGAAGTAGTACACACTAACGATGAAGGACTAAAGTCAGTAGCATATGGTAACATTGTTGGTGTATTGATTGAAGCTATTAAAGAACAAAACTTGAAAATTGAAGAATTAAAGCAGGAGATTGATAAATTAAATGGAAAAATATGATTTAGATTTAGATGGGTCACGAGGACACAAATTTTTAATTTATGGTGGACCATTAAAATTTGAAAGTATCGCTGAGTTTGAACAATCAGAATGGTGCAAGAAAGCAATTGCGATGATGCAGCGCTATACAGATGAAACAGGAATACCTTTTACTCATAACGTAACATTACTAGGGAGAAAATTCGTAATTCAGATTTTTATGGAATCAGCCGTTGTTATACAAGAAATGAACCATTATTTAATTGTACATTACACTGACGAATTAAATGAAATTAGGAAAGATAAACTTTTGACACCATATAATATGCACGGGCCAGAAAAGTTCAGATGGGTCAAGTCATTAGAGTAATATAATCATAAAATAAAATTGACAATAGCATAAATACATGTAACAACCTTATAAAGATTGTTATTAACGTTAATAAAAACTAAGGAGCAATAACATGGCATCATTACCAGCAACTGGTTCAACAATTTCGATGAGTACAGTACGTAACTACTTTGGCCTAAGTGGTACCGTATCATTGTATCAACTAGGTACACACATCTCACCAAATGTAACTATGAACATTTCACTTTCAGCCACATTTGGCGGCTGGCAGAACCCTAACATTTACGGTACAGCATCAGGCGTAGCACCAGCAGACGACGAAGGTCCAGGTGTTGTATATCCAGCACCAGATGGTACGAACACAATTTAATTAGAAAGCGTAGGTATTGACTATTGACAATACCTACGCAATACTATATAATATAATAGACATTATAACTCAAATAGAAATCACAGGAGAAAACTATGAGTATTCGAACACGATTTGAAATCGAAACATTTGTGCTTGGCGCACATCCAACTATTGCTAGAAAAGCACATGCATTACATGCAGAATTAACTCAAGCAAAAGAACAAAATCATCCAGATGCGACAGTATTACAAGAAGTTGCTGATGAATTTGTAAAAGCAAACGGTGACTTGGAAGCACTAATTGCTGACATGGAATCAACAGAAGAGGAATATTGGGTACAGCGGCTTTCAAAACTAGCAGCAGTTGATATCCTAACAATTGGCAAAGTACAGCCAGAACATATGGCATACATGGTAGCACTAAATGATGATGCTTTTACAGCATGTGTTAAGGGTGCTACAGCACTAGCTAAAACATTGAATGAATCAGTACGTGAGATCGAAGCCGAACTTAGCGCCGATCTAGTAGACTAATTTATTATAATGGTAAGTGTTCCTAACTTTTATCATAAAAAAGTACAAGACACAAAAATTGCAATATCCGTTCCTGTGCGCGATCATGTAACGACAACCTTTACTCAAAGTCTCGCTATGCTTATGAAAAAGTGTGGCGAGACTGGACAAAAAGTGTCATTACATATGGTTATGGGTAGTGAAGTTGCAATGCAGAGGCAACAATTAGTTGATGAGATACTAGCAACTGATTGTACTCATATTTTGTGGTTAGATAGCGATATGGGATTTCCAACGTTTACTATTGAAGCATTATTGGGTCATGAAAAGGATATTGTTGCATGCAATTATAGCACGAGAGTTCCTCCTCATAGACCAGTAGCATTTACTTCACAAAATCATTTAGACGATAGAGTAATGTCTGGTACCGGACTACAGGAAATTTTTGCAGTCGGACTAGGGTGTATGCTCGTTAAACGTGAAGTTTATGAAAACATTTCTCGGCCATTTTTTAGTGTAGAATGGAATGATAACTATACAAATTTAGTAGGCGAGGATATATACTTTTGCCAGAAAGCAAAAAGTTATAAATATAAAATATGGCTAGACAATGACCTGAGCGAATATATCTCTCATGTGGGTACTAGAACATATACAATTAAAGGCGATTGCAAATGAACAACTTAAACTTATCCGGATTAAAATTATCATATGAAGGACAAAATGTAATTACGCCTTGGGACAGATTAAAAAAGTTTATTTTCCAAAGCTATCCAGTTATTACTGCACCAAAGATTAAAACCTTAAATTCACTATTGGAATTGGCGTCAGAATATGCAGGTGAAGCCCCTATGGTTTGGGTTGTTGATGGAGGCGTAGGAAATATTAGAGAAGATTTTCCTTGGCATTACAGAGTTGATAGCTCTCACACAAACTATATACATGAATTCCCAAGAGTAATTAAACGAACTGGTACTCCAGTAGCCTGGGGAGACGTAAAACTCGTGCCAACAGGCGGCCAAGTAATTGGAAAATTAAAAAATAAAATTACAGCAACATACAGCAAAACTGACTTCGATGTTATTATGATTAGCTTTCACGAAGCAGAAGCAGATAGCAACTACCAAAAGCTAAAGGAAATTTATCCAGATGCAATTCACGTAAAAAATGTTGAAGGCATTGGAGCGGCACACAAAAAAGCAGCAGAGCAAGCATCTACCGAAATGGTATATATTGTTGATGCTGACGCAGATGTACTTCCAGGATTCAATTTTGATTATATCCCTCCAATGTCCAAAAGAGACAATACTACCTATGTGTGGAGTGCGAGAAACCCAATCAACGACCTTGAGTACGGATATGGCGGTGTAAAACTATTCCCACGCAAGCAACTATTGGAAATGGGACACGTTTTGCCAGACTTTACAACAGGTGTAAGTTTTTATCAACCAGTTAGTGATGTAAGTAATATTACACGATTTAACAAAGATCCATTCCGTACATGGCGCAGTGCTTTCCGTGAATGTGTAAAACTAGCGTCATCAGTTAACCCCAACCAGAAACAAGCTGAAACAGACGAGCGTTTGGAAACATGGTGTACTGTAGACAATGGTGGACGTTTTGGTCGTTATTGTATCAAAGGCGCTCTAGAAGGCAAAGCATACGGAGCAGCTAACCAAGGAGACATTGAAGCATTAAATAAAATTAATGACTTTGAATGGCTACGTGAACAGTTTGTAGAAAGTATGAAAAAGAAAATTACTGAATAAGTAAAAGATTACTGAAAACAATAAAAAACCATCTATGATTTTTCTTCGTAGATGGTTTTTAACTTTTGTATAATCTTTTTATTGTACAGTTGTGCTTTTACTCCCGGATGCAATGGTTCCGGCCAACTATTGATATTAACCCATGCAAAACTGTCACTTTCAGTGTTTAGTATTGGTATGAATTCTCTCTTAACTAAAACTACAAATGTATAATATATAAATTTTTTATTTGAGCTAGTAAATGTATTAAGGGGAATTATTTTATCGTAAGATGGTATTCCTCCGATTTCTTCTTGCAACTCTCTAAGTAAAGTTTCTACAGGTCTTTCCTGATTTTCAGATTTGCCACCAAAAAATCCCCAGGTGCGAGGATGACTGGTATCACTGCCTCGTTGCTGAAGCATAATTCTCCCGGTATCTAAAGAAAGTATTACACAGCCGCTAGCGTTCATTGATTAACTCCAAATATTCTTTTATGCCCTCCGAACAGCATTTATAAATATAGTCTCCAGAAACCTGGTTTATATATTCCTTCAAAACTATTAAACCATTCAGTACCACTCCATTCAAGTTGATTTCCGGTGCTATTGTTGAGCATATATTGTTGATTAGTATTGGATGTAGAGTCAAATGATATCGTCCATGCACTTCCATTAAATTCGATAATATCATTTGTCACAGCAGTTAAGCCTGGCCAAATTGGTCCTTGTGGAATATCACCTGTGAGCAAATAACGTTGACCTTGGCTAGCTGGGGGAACAACTCCGTCTCCAGGATAATTTCTGGTTGGATCAAGAACTGCGTCAACTGCATTCACTGTATTCAGTGGTAATGTATCAGTATCAATATCAACACTGATAATATTTGGATTAGAAGTCTCTGACAGCTTCCCGATAATGTCATTATCTTTGTCACTTGGGTCATTACTCTTGCGTAGTCTAATTTGACTGATACCCGGACGCAATTCTCCAAACTGAGTTAAATAATTCTTCCATTCTAAAGGATTGCCATTTTCATCGAGTATTGAACCTTTTTCATTAAGTAATGATGCTGACCCATCATTGTATTCCAATTTCATTTGGTCAAATGTAACAACTGTGTATTGCAACGTTTCTGTATTAAATGGTTTATCTTCTCTAAACAAATCTAAATTCTGGTCATCTAAGCTATATAATTCATTTATGAGGGTATGAATAAGTTTTTGCTGTTTAACTTTAGCAGGAGGGTTGATCCATATTGGCATAGTAAATGTTAATGTAGAAACATCTATGATGTCATCAATTGTGCTACCAATACTTCTACTACTCCAAATACTATTTGTCATTTCCACATAACTTAAACTACTCCAGTCTACAGCGTTGTCATTTGTTCTGATGTTAAGTGTTGGATTGAAAAGTACCATAACTTGTTCCAATAGTTGTAATTTTTGGTCAGTGTTAGATGTCCATATGTCACAGTTCATAATAAGGTTGTATGGTACTGGCATATATCTTTGTACTTCATATCTAGCACCTACATCATTCTCATATTTTCCAGTGACATCGTTTTTCTTTTTCTCAAAAACTTGTACTTTGTCAACATGCTCTTGGTGTATTCTTCTTTCCGGCGCCATATTTAAATCTGTAACATAACAGCTAATAAGAGGAACAGTGTTTACGATGTTCTCACTGTTTTCACGAGTAATATGCGCGGCCATACGGTTAATGTCGCCATAACGTACAGGAACCTTCTGAAAAATTGGAAGCCTGTCATTATTAAGTCCCATCTGTACATTAAAGCCACCGAACAGCCTAATAAACTGTTGGATATATCCTCTTAATTGCTTGTCGTAAAAATATTGTCCCATTATTCAAAATCGCTCTTTGGTTTGATAACTTTACTAAGCGCCTGGCGCTCAGGAAATTCTTGATTGTCTACAACTGTGGTATTATTGTTCTCTATGAACTGACTTGCATTATATGTTCTATCGCTCCAAGTATTTTTATTTTCCATGTCATATAGACGTTGCCATCTACTACCACGAAATACAAATAATCTTTCAGGCTGGAAGTCACTACGTACAAAGTAATCTCCATCATTTGGATTTGCTGGAAATTGATCTCCAGCACTCAATGTTTCGCCGTGCTGATATGAATCATCTTCTTGGTCTGTACCAAACAGATGATCTATTAGGGGCAATCCCTTTGGATCAGCAATTTCAGCACTTTTGATAATTGACTCGCTAATATTAATTTCAGTAGCATAACTACTTAAACTCTGCTTCAAGCTATCCGGATCACTTGCAGTTCCGAGGATGTCTGCGTATTCTTGTGTATCTGTTAGGGGAGCCACTTTAACACGCCAAATGTGACTATACCAAGTTTGACTAAAACCTTCACTGCCACGATTGGCATCTTGTACCACATAAAACTTGTTGACTGCATCTCTGTCATGATTTAATAATAGGTCATCACGCAAATGTGGCAACTCTAAAACATCGCCCGGCATTAGTTTACGTCCCAATTTCTCCACCATGTCATTTGTATGGAAAGTAATAAACAATGTATCGTTTGTTAAAAATAAACCAAATTGACTTAAATCAAAATCATTGTCACTTACATTGTACACGCCACGCAAATCAAACACGTCTGGATCATATTTACGATCACGATTTTCCATAAACAGTAAATCTTGTATTTTGGTCTCGTCAATGTTCCCATCTGGATTTGTTTCTTCGCCAAATAAATGATCTTGTTCATACCCGCTTCCGTAGTTTGGCTCACTTGGATCCGAACTATCGTTTACTGGCTTTGGGCCTAGATACTTGTGTACATGCACTCCCACGCCACCAATATCAAATTGTTCACGGATATTTCTGTCCATGAATTTAAAATCATTTCCTTTGTAGGGTTTATATAAACTTAGTCTTGGCATAAATATTTCCTTATATTGTATTTAGCTAAATACTAATGATGAGGTAGAAGTGTTCTATCTAAAATAGGAGAAATTACTTATGGATAAAAGATTCATGATGTGGTGGTTAGTTGTTACAATACAAACAGTCTTGGTTGGTATTGCGGTGAGTTTTTCCGCTATTAATTTTATTATTGAGAATGATGTAACATATTTAAGTTTTTTAATCATGTCACTTTTGGTTATAGGCTCAATTTTAATTGGATACATTACGTATAAAAAACAAAACAACTTTGACTATACATGGTTTATTGCAGAGTCCGCTATGACAGTTGGTATGATAGGCACTGTAATCGGATTTATGATGATGTTAGGAAGTAGCTTTGCTGACATCGACCCTGGTGATGTCAATAGTATGAGAAAAGTTATATCTGATATGGCAGCCGGCATGAGTACCGCACTTCTAACTACATTGGCTGGGTTAATTGTTAGTTTGGCATTAAAGGTACAAATTATTGTTAGTGAGAGTTTCTAATGAAATCAAATCGCAGGGGTAGTAGCAATTTAGCATTTAATGACTTGCTATTCAATGTCCTTATTGGGTTTGTTATGCTTTTTATTATTGCATTTTTGTTAATTAATCCTATTTCGAAACAAGGTGATATTCCGTCTAAAGCAGAATATTTGATAACTGTCAACTGGCCAGATGAGTCAGCTGATGATATTGATTTATGGGTGCAGCTAGGTAACAGCAATCCAGTTGGATTTAGCAACAAGCAACAGGCTCCGTTGCATTTAGATCGTGACGACCTAGGAACCTCAAACGATATAATTGAAGTTGATGGTGTTCGAAAGCTCATAAGAGTTAACACAGAAACAATTACAATACGTGGAGAATACACTGGAGATGTTCATGTAGCAGTGCATGGGTACGGTGTACGCAATGACCCAGTGCGAAGAAATGTAGAGTTACCTATGCCAGTAACAGTTGTTGTTACAAAGGTTAATCCATATCGTATAATTTACAAAGAGACCGTGTATATCCAAAATCAAGGACACATTATTAACTTGCCTGGGTTTACAATTAACGATGACGGTTTTGTTACAGGATTGTTTCAATACAATGGAAAAATTGTCCCTAGAGCTTCCAGACCAGGAGAACAATAACATGTTAAATATTGCATTTATTTTATTATTTTTACTAGCAACAGTCAGTATATATGCATTGATTGTCAGTAAAAAGAATTATCTAATTCTTTTTATTCTTACGCCATTAATACTATCGAGTAGCGTATTTACTGCGTATTCTATATTTGCACTTCAAGGTACGCCTATTGACGGAGTACCAAATCACGACGTGAAAGTGTTATGGGTAGAGATGTCAAAGCCTGATATTTTCTTTGTTGCTAGAACGGAGGATCCTGATGATGAGGATCGTGATCCTAAATTTTACAGAATCGATTACACCGATGAAAACAAAAAGACTATGAAAAAGCTACAGGAAGAAGCTGCTGCAAACCAAGGACTAGGCGTTGTTGGTAAATTTAAAAAAGGCAATTCAGGAACAAAAGACTCTTGGCTATTTGTTCCAATGGAATCTATACCACAACCAGTAAAACCAATTGCTGAAATGCCGAGACGTGTCGGCGGCTTCTAAAAAATATTTTTGACTTGACAATTATTCAAACATGTGTATAATATAATAGATATACTCTGTATTTGAGTATATATTATTAAAAGGAAAAAATATGTTTAGATTTTTTACAACCCGGGAATGGTTGCTATGGTCATGGATAGGCTCTGTGGCTATTTTAAGCTCATTATGGGTACAAGTACAAATTGACGTTAAGATTAACGAATGGTTTGGACAATTTTACGATATGATTCAGAAAGCATTAGGCCAACCTAACGCAATTACTATTGGAGAGTATTGGGCTAGCTTGGGTACGTTTATCTATCTAGCGGCAATTTATGTGGGCATTGCAGTCGTAGTAGCTTATTTCACGGCACACTATTTGTTCCGTTGGCGTTCTGCAATGGTTGAGTGGTATCACAGTGTGTATGACAGAGCTCGCACAATTGAAGGTGCTGCACAGCGTGTGCAAGAAGACACAATCAAATTTACACGTATCATGGAAGGCCTGGGTACCAGCTTTATTGAATCAATTATGGTGCTAGTACAGTTTGTTCCAATTCTATTGGGACTAAGTGTGGGTATTCCAATCTTCTTCTTTGGTGACTGGCAGTATGGACTTGTCACTGGTGCTCTTGTGTGGAGTATTGGCGGTACATTATTCCTCGTTGCATTGGGTTGGTTGTTGCGTCTAGTTGGCGTGGAATATGACTTGCAAAAGAAAGAAGCGGCATATCGTAAGATCTTGGTTATCGCTGAGGATGACGAAACTGTACGCCCAAAAACAATCCAAGAGTTGTTTGATGACGTTCGCAGTATTCACTTTACCAGTTATTTACGTTATATGTATTTTAACATTGGCAGAGTTGCATATCTACAAGCAAACGTATTATCAGCTTATGTGTTCTTGGCACCAGCTATTGTAGCAGGCGTAGTAACACTGGGTGTTATGCAACAGATTATCCGTGCATTCGGACGTGTGGAAGGCAGTATGCAATACTTGCTTAAAGCGTGGCCAACGATTATTGAACTAGCAAGTGTATACAAACGTCTGCGAGAGTTTGAAAAAGAAATCCGCTAATAAATAATATCATGGAAGATATTTTAAAAAATTGTGATACTAGTAAAATTACAACCTTTGCTACGCCAATACAAATACCAACATTTGATAGAGAATTGTTTTTACAAGAAATAAAAAACATTGATCATTTGTTTACTAATCGACACGGTATTGTTGGCGGGGGATGTTGGCAGAGTTTCACTATACATGGTGGTTCATATGACCAACACCAAGTAAGTGAAGAACAGCCGCCAGAGTCTTTTATTTGGACGCCTGAAGCATGTGAGCTTATTCCCATTATCACTAACTATTTTAAAAACTTAAACATGTATAAAAATTACGGACTAATCTGTATCAAGAGACTAAATCCCCAAGGATATCTTGAGCGCCACATTGATGTGGGTTTTACTACTTTGCCGGTTAATATTGCTGTCAATAATCCAGAAGGGTGTGCCATGCACATGTGGGATACTGACATGACATATGACGGACACGTAGACTTTAACTCAACAGGTGCGGTTAGATTAGATGTAAACAAATACCATTATGTTCACAACAGCAGTGACATTGATCGTTATCATATTATTGTGCATAATGATTATAGGTGTTAACCTACAACAATGGGAATATTGGTATGATTAAAGTAGATGGCCATGCCTGTTGGCACGAACTACTAAACAATAAAAAGGGTGGTAAATTAGAGCACCCAATAGAATTTCGTAACGACATTAATAGAATAGATATTCTTCACGAAAGTCTTGCATATACTGATAGCATATGCGTAGAAGTTACCTGCTTAAACTTACTCCAAGGGAGAAACCTCCTGGAATATTATCTGTCTGAATTTCCAAATATAAAGTATGCATTGTTTTATAGAACTCCCAAAGAATACTTAAATCCCAATTATGCTCTGACAAAACACACATATAAATTCAATGAGTTTATGAACGATCAATTAAATATTAATGTAGATTTTGTTAACTTATCAAATATATCTCATACCAGCATTCCATCAAATCATGTAGATCAAATTATTAATCATTTAGAAGGTTTATATTGGACACCAGCCGGAATAACGGATTATCCTGATGAATCCAAATACACTAATACAGCCCAAAGTAATATCTATTATAGTTGGTGGAAGATGATTAATGACAACCGTAGTAGTTATTCGTTAGAAGATTATCATAATATGATTAGAAGTAATATACTGGAATAATTCAAACTATTTTATAACCCATTGAAAGCGAAGGATTTTTTCCTTCGCTTTTTTCTTGACAACCAAGACGTCTTACTGTATAGTATATGTATAAGTTAAGCAAAAGGAAGACATTATGAAAATCACAGTTAATCATGCAAACTTCGACCGTTACACAGGTGAAGTACTAGGTTATACTCCAGTAGCAGAAATTAATGTTCCTGTAGAGATTTCAGCTTTCGGTACTACAAATGATTGTCTTGAATATGCTTGGCGTTACACAAACAATGTTGATGGTTCTTGGTCAATGAAAATTGGCGGTGACGCAAATGATAATGTAACTGTACTAGCGGATCTCCCAGTGTCTAAGCGCACAGGCAATACAATGGGCTTGCGTAGTTCAATGATGGGTGATCGTTTTGAGATTGACGGCGTTGAGTACAAAGTTGCAATGATGGGATTTAAAAAAGTTGAAAAGGTAGCGGCTTAATGTTACCAGTAATTTACACATGGGAGATTTATACAAATGATAATGACAATATATTTCTTGGTTATGCTTATGCTAGTGATGAGTCTACAGCTATTGACAATTCGCTCAATGGCAACGGTGTTGCTAGTAGATACGGATTACCAAAAGAAAAACTCACAGCCAAAATCGTTTAAATTCAAATTAAAGGTTGACAATACTTAAATAATATGCAATCGTATTATTAAGTTAAACTCAGGAGAAATACAATGGCTAAAGCAAAAAAAGTAAAAGTACAAGCACCAAAACTTCGCAAAGGGCAATTGGTTGATCCACGTTGGGATGGCTGGGAGAAATGGTCCGGAGAGAAATTTCACCATGCACGCCGGTCCGCTAGTCAGTACTATTATGCAAATTATAAATCAGGTGATTTGATTGATATGGCATATGATTGGATGCTTGCCAATGGCTTCACTAAAGAAGATGTCCGGGCCGCAAAATCTGATAATAAGTTTAGGATTACACAGCAAGTTGGTTACTTGTGTCGTATGTTAACAATGGGCATGCCAGACTACTACAAGCCACACGACGAGTATTGGCAGAGTTTAGCTGGTACTGGCGGAGTAATAAATCCAACTACTGAGTTAATTCTACTTAGAATTAATGAAGCGATTGAAAACGGCAAGCCTCTTATGGAAGAAGCCAAAGAAAAAGCTGATGCTGAAAAGAAAGCAACTGAAAATATTTATAAGCCAAGTATTCGTGAGCTAATGCATGAGGCATGTGTTCGAATGTCTGAGGAAATAGATCAATATGTAGATGACTTTGAGTACGAAGATAAAGATGCTGTAAAGAAATTTGATCCAGTTAAAATGTTACGATCAGTACAAGCCAAAGCAGGACACGCCCGGCATATTAAGACCTTTTATGTTGGTGAATTTGAAGAAATGCGTGACTTGGTAACCAATTACCCTAAGCCGGCTGAACTTAAAAAGATGTCAGAGTATGACAGAGATCAATGGGAACAACTTAAAGAAGGGTTTAGTCATATTAGCACTCAGGGCCTAAAGAACTTACTGGAACTTTATACTAAAATTGTAGATGCATGTGATATTATTGCTGCTGAAGCAAAGACGTCGAAAGCACCACGTAAAGTAAAAGCTAAGAGCGCAGATGATCTGGTTAAGAAGTTACAGTATAAAATGAGTGATACTGATTATGGTATCGCAAGTGTTCCTCCAAGCTCGCTTATCGGTGCTAATATTGCAGTAGTATATAATACTAAAAACCGCAAACTAGGCATTTACTATGCAAGCAATGTAGATCCAAAAGGCTTGATGCGAGAAGGAAGTGGTTTTGGAGTGAAGGGCACTACTATCACTGGATACGACGAGGAAAAAAGTGTACAAAAGACATTGCGCAAACCAAAAGAAACTCTTGGTATTGTTAAGAAAACCACTCGAGCAAAGACTGTAAAGACATTCCAAGAACTAACTACTACAGACACAAAACTAAATGGTAGATTCAATAAAGAAACAATACTACTAGCAGTGTTTGCAAAATAATAGTGAATGGGGACACTGAGTGTCCCCATTTGCATAAATACTTGTAGGAGAATTACCTATGAGTGCAAAAGATGATTTAATTAAAGAAATGGAACTTCGCTTAGGCGGAGGAATGGTTGACGTAGAACTTGACCCGGAACATTATGAGCTTGCTATTGATAAGTCATTAGCAAAATATCGCCAACGTGCAGAGAACTCAGTTGAAGAAAGTTTTTTGTTTCTTGAACTGCAAGAAGATGTAAGCGAATACACCCTCCCAAATGAAGTAATTGAAGTAAAAGATATTTACCGTAGAACCAGCGGCGTAACCGCTAATAGTGGTAATGACTTTGAGCCATTCCAAGCACAATACCTAAACACTTATATGTTAGGCAATCATAGACAGGGCGGCCTGGCAATGTTTGATTTTGTACACCAACATCGTGAAACAATGGGACGTTTGTTTGGTGCGGAGATGATGTTTAATTATCGTGAGCGTGATCACAAACTAGTATTACACCGCAAAGTCAAAGGCGATGATGCATGTTTCCTTCATGTGTATAACTATCGTCCAGATAATAATATTCTTGAAGATACACATGCGGGCCCGTGGGTTAAGGATTATGCATTTGCCCATGTTAGATTAATGCTAGCAGAAGCACGTGGTAAGTTCACACAGATTGCAGGGCCGCAGGGCGGCACAACAATGAATGCAGATCAACTGCGCACTGATGCACAACAAGATATAGACAAGTTAGAAGTTGAACTGACACTGTATAACGATGGATCAGCTGGTCTAGGCTTTGTTATAGGATAAAAAAATGATACTAGGTAAATATCATTGTACTATTGATGAAATAATATATAATAGACAAGAACTTTTGAATTTTTACAATCAACACAAGCAACATACTATGCCTTTTGGTGATTATATGGAATTTCTTTCTCCATGGGAAAGAGAGTTTAAAGGAAGTGAGGGAATGAATGCTGTAGCTGTTCAAAAAACCGAAGGCAAGGATCTACTCGAATATCCTGTTATTAGAAAATATGTTAATATGTTTAATTTTAAGCAGGAAATACAGCCACGTGATATTGATTTACTGCATTATGATCCTGGATTCAAATTTCACCCACATACTGATCATTTTATGAACTGCGGCATTATGTTTCCAATTTTACCAGATGATGCAGGTGAACCTATTAGCTTTTATAGTCGGCCTGGGCATAAACCAGAGCGCAACTTAAATTATGAGAAGAGTTATGGTTGGACTGATGATGATATAGAATACAACCATTATTATAGCGTTATACATCCAACACTATTTAATGGCATGGCAATACACGGCGTGCCTACTGTTACACAAGAAAGAGTTTACTTGTGAATCAAGGTTCTTGGAGAAACATTCGATAGTGTAATTAGAAAACTAAAGAACCGTGAATTTATAAAAAAAGGATGATAAGTAAAATGACACTACCAGAATATAAACACGATCAATTACATGAAACAATTCGATGCCAAAGAAATTGGGATTGGGACAATCAAGTAACACCTGAGCATTTGGCAATAATCGATGAGTATGTAGCAAAGCCCCCACAACAACAAGGACAACAAACCTTTACTGTTGTGAGAATCCATAATGACATGGAGAAAATATCTTATTTGCACGATAGACTGTATTCGCCGCAATCTCAAGTATTGGCTCCTTTGGTTTATATCTGGTTTCCACACCACCCAGAAACAGGTCATATTGATAAACAAAAATGTAGTTATCAACTGGGATTACATGCAGGTATCATATCTAAATTAGCAAATAGTTTGGGATATGCTACTGGGTTTTGTGGATGTGGTCCAGATGTTAGCAGATGGCATGAGGTTCAAACGAAATTCAGCCTATTTGGCGAGGCGGAATATCAATATCCTCAGTTTATACTAAGTATAGGCCACGGCAAGCCTAATACTGAATATAACGTTGATCAAAATCATGATTTTGTTCATAAATATTATGAATATAACTGGCCAATTGTACGTGATCTATAAAAATAGATTGACTATCGGCCCAGATCCTATTATAATATAAAAACAATAGGAGAAAAACAAATGAAACATAAACTACTAGTAATTGGACATGGACGTCATGGCAAAGACACAGTGTGTGAAATACTCCGTGATGAATATGGATACAGTTTCGAAAGTAGTTCACAATTTTGTTCAAAACTTTTTATCTATAATGATTTAAAAGACAAGTATAACTACACTAGCGAAGAAGAATGTTATGCAGATAGGCATAACCATCGCAAAGAATGGTATGATGCAATCTGCGATTATAATCTTAGTGACGCGGCTACATTGGGCCGTGAAATGTTTAAAAAATATGATATCTATTGTGGATTACGCAACAAGCGTGAATTCTTTGCAATGAAAAATACAGGTGTATTTGATTATTGCATCTGGGTAGATAGAAGTATGCATCTAGAATCTGAATCCAAAGACTCGATGAGTTTAGAACAATGGATGGCAGATTATACTATTGACAACAACAGTGGACTATCTGAGTTAGCTTTTAATACTCGTGTGTTAATGCAACATTTAGGTTAACTACTAATATAACTCTGTTTCAGCCCCTTTTCCTGAAAATCCGCTAAATACGTATAGAACATAGATTCTAATTACGTAATTATGATATAGGAGAATTCCAAAATGGCAAATCTAGTCTCACCTGGCGTACAGGTTTCAGTAACAGACGAGTCAGTATATGGTCCAGCAGGAACAGGCACAGTGCCTATGCTTTTCATCGCAACAGGCGAAAACAAAGTAGACCCAACTGGTACAGAGACTGACGGTATTGCAAAACATACCAAAAAAGCCAATGCGGGTAAACCAATCTTAGTTACATCACAACGTGAACTAACACAATTTTTCGGTAACGTAGACTTCCGTCAAGTTAGTGGTGGTGTAGTGCAAGGTGATGAAACTAACGAATATGGTTTGCTAGCGGCATACAGCTTCCTAGGTCAAAGCTCAGCAGCATACATTGTTCGCGGCGACATTGACCTAACTTCACTACGTCCATTATCAACAGCACCAACAGGTCCTGTAGATAGTGGTACATATTGGATTAACCCAACAACTTCAAACTGGGGCATCTTCGAGTTTGACGGCAACGATTGGGTAGCAAAAACACCAACAGTTGAAATTACTTCAGGTGGCGCACCAACAGCATCAGTTGTTGATGGCGACTATCTAGTAGCAGTAGCAAACGGTGTTTCAGACACAAAAGTAGAGTACTACGTGGGCGATACTGGAGCATGGGTGGCAGTAACAGCTACATTTGCACCTCACTATAGCGCACCAGCATCACCAGTAACTGGTAATGTGTGGATTAAAACAACAACACCAGGCGGCGGTGTTAACATTGATGTACAATTATACACAGCAGATAACGGCGCATTTGTAACACAAAAGCCATATTATGCACAAGCATTGGCACCAACAGGTGTTATTGGAGACACATTCCAAGATGGTACCGGCGCAGTAGCACGTAATTTGGTTGACGGCGACATTTGGTTAGTAGTAGGCACTAGTGATATTACAATTAGACGTTGGGATGATATCCAAAGTGGTTGGGACGATGTTTCAACAGATCCAACAGTTGCAACTGGTGGTTATGTAGTAAACGTAGCAACAACACAACCAGTTGGTAATCCAGTTGACGGCACACTATGGTTTGATGATGCAGTAAATGACCTAGCAGTATTTGAAGTAGCTCTAGACGGCGGCGTACAAAAATGGGTACGTGCAACTAGTGTTCAATATAGTTCATCAGCACCATTAACAAACTCAGCAGGCGGCGCACTAGCAGCAGGCGATTACTGGATTGATACTGATGCAGACGGATACCCAGTAATGTATCGTCACAGTGGCACAGCATGGGTACTAAAAGATAACACAGACCAATCAACATCAGCAGGTGTAGTATTTGGTGACATTACTGATTTAGACACAGCAGCAGGCGCTTATGTAGCATCTGGTGATGTATTAGCAGACGGACCAGATCCACTACTTTATCCAGTTGGGACATCAGCAGTTAACATGTGCCGCTCAAGTAGCACTGTTCGCGAATACGATGCAAGCCTAGCAACAGCTTGGAAATGGCGCAACAAAGCACCAAATCAAGCAAATGGCGCAGGTTCATTTGGTCGTTTGGCACAACGTGCAGTAGTAGTAGCAGCACTTCAAGCAAGTGCATCAGGTACAGAACTACGTGAAGAAACAGTAACATTCCGCTTAATTGCAGCACCAAGCTATCCAGAAATGATGGATGAAATGGTAACACTAAACAGTGATCGTAATGAAACAGCATTTGTTGTAGTTGACTCGCCATTGCGTTTAGCACCAAGCGATTCAGTAGCGTGGGTACAAGGTACTAATGCAATTGAAAACGGTGAAACAGGGCTAGTTTCTAGAAACACGTATGCGGCAACGTATTACCCAAGTGTACTAACAACTGACCCGTCAAGTGGTTTAAGTGTAGTAGCACCAGCTTCACATAGTGTGCTTTATACATACGCATACAGTGATAACGTAAGTTTCCAATGGTTTGCTCCAGCAGGACTAACACGTGGCCAAGTACAAAACGCAGCAAACGTTGGTTATATCAACAGCGAAGGCGAATTTGTAGCAGTGTCACTTAACCAAGGAACACGTGATGCGATGTATCTAAACAGCCTAAACCCAATTGCTCGCTTTGCAGCAGACGGTATTGTTGTTTATGGTCAGAAAACATTACATGCAGGTGCTTCAGCACTTGATCGTGTTAATGTAGCACGCCTAACAGCTTACCTAAGAGAGCGTTTTGCAACTATTGGACGTCCATACTTGTTTGAGCCAAATGACAAAAACACACGTGACAATGCTAAAGGAACATTTGATGGATTTATGTCAAACATTCTTTCACAGCGTGGCGTTTATGACTTTGCAGTTGTGTGTGATGAAACAAACAACACACCAGCACGTATTGATGCAAATGAACTTTATATTGACGTGGCGATTGAGCCAACTAAAGCAGCAGAGTTTATTTACATTCCAATCCGTATCCTAAACACAGGCGAACTTGGTTAATAAGTAATCAAAATAAATAATAAAAAGGGGTGCTTTATGTGCCCCTTTTTTGTTGATTTTAGCTAAATACTGGTAGAAGACTATTAATCTTCTATACTAGTATATAAGAATGGAGACTTAAAATGGATGGATCAGACAACTTTCACATTCAGTCAACGGTAACTTCGCACGTACAGCCACTGAGCTCACAATGGCTATTTCAATCTGCAGGCGACATCATCGAATTAGATGCATGGCTACCAGAAGATGTTATTCAACAGGCGAAAGAATTTAATAACAACCCGGCGCTGATTAAAAGACAACGACCTACAAAAGATAACCAAAAAGCAGGATCAGAAAACGGCCCAAAAGGCGGGGTTGAATACAATTTTGTTCCTCAAGGATGGGATTTACCAATCAACACAACAACTCTTGGTTGTTTGATGTATGATTGCGGAGATTACTTATTTCCTCACCGCGATAAATGGAAATCATTGAAATCAGATGGACACATCTATGGTGACAGTGTACGTTTAATGAACTTCGCAAATGGTAATAACCAACATGAATTTACATTTATTCATGATGGGAAAGTAGTTACATTTGAACCACGTCGTTGGTACATAGTAAACACTCGTAAAATCCACAGTGGTGTATCCTTCATGGATGATGTGTGGCACTTTAGCTGTGACATTCACCTAAATTCAATGGGTGAACTAAACAGACCACGTCAGGAAAACTTAGAAATCAGTACTAACTGGTTACTAAAAGTTTTACCTTTTGCACAATCACCAGAAGACACAAAAGGAATTAGTTGCACACGTAACTAATTGCAAGAAAACATAAAAAGAGCAGAAAAATACCCTGCTCTTTTTTTCTGAGCAATATAGATAAATACAAATAGCAAATATTTTTAAGGAGAATTAAAATGGCTGTAATTTCAAACTTTGGTGTCCCAGTGGACGCGGCTGACGATAGCGGCGCAACTTTAATGCCAAAACTACAATACCGTTTCCGTGTAACATTTACAAATCTAGGCGGTGTTTCAGGTGGACCACTAGTAACACGCAATGTTGTTAGTGTAACAAGACCTTCATTAGATCATGACGATGTAACTATTGATACATACAACTCAAAGATCCGTTTAGCAGGCAAGCACATGTGGCAAGATGTTACACTAGTACTACGTGATGATGTAGATGGCGAAGTAATTTCACAACTAGGCAAACAACTAAGTCGCCAAGTAAACCACAATGACCAATCATCACCAAAAGCTGGTGCAAGTTATAAATTTTCAATGAAAATTGAAACATTAGATGGTTCTAATGGCGCTGGTGATGACAATGTAATGGACACATGGACATTAGCAGGTTGCTTTATTCCAAGTATTCAATATGGTGATTTAAACTACGCAACTTCAGAAGCCGTGCAAATCACTGCAACAATCCGTTATGACAATGCATCACACAATGATAAAAAGAGTGGCGAGCTATTAGGTACTGATGGAGCAGACTCAGCAAACGATAGTTCAGTTTCAACAGCACCTGGTACTAACTAATCTAAACCAAAAGGAATAGATTATGGGATTTTTAGGTGATGCAGCATCAAAAGCGTACAATCAGACCTCAAGTGGGGTTACTGAACAGACTCTATTGCCTAGACACAAATTTCAATTCTCCGTACAATTATCCCACCTGACTGAGTCAGGTGGGTTTACCACCTTGGATTTAAATCGTATCGTAAGTATTGATATGCCTAGCTACGATGTTCAATCAACTACATTGAATCAGTTCAACAAAAAAAGAATTGTACAACAAAATATAACATATACGCCAATTTCTTTAATTGCGTATGATACTCGTGATGCACAGATTGAAAAATTCCTAAAGAGTTATTCAAAATATTATTATGGCGGGGTAATGGATACTGCTGGAGGTATGTTAACAATGGATGATATATCATCAGTTGGTTTCTTTGACGGCAATACAGGTACTGGCTATAAATTACAAGATCAAAAATACTTTATTTCTAAAATAACAATTACAAGAAAAAGTGGCGAGAGTGATACCAACACTATTACTGTTTGGAACCCAATAATTACAAATATTGGCGCAGACACTCTTAGCTATAGTGAAAGTGGATTAGTAGAATACAGAATTGACTTTTTGTATGAAGGTTATGAAATAGAGACAGAATAATGGCAAAATTCCATCAAGGTGAATATGAGCCACAAAATCCACAAAAATATTTAGGAAAAGGACGCCCAAGATACCGTAGCGGTTGGGAGTTAACAGTTTTCCGTATGTGTGATAGTCATCCCAGTGTTGTAGGTTGGGGTAGTGAGACACACAGGATACCATATAAAAATCCACTTACTGGAAAGAATAGTACCTATGTTCCAGATCTATTGATGGTATACAAAGACAAAAATGGGCAAAATCATGCCGAGATAGTAGAAATTAAACCAGCAGGGCAAACACTGGGCGAAGCAAAAAGCCAGGCAGAAAAAGCAGCAGCTGTCGTAAACCATGCAAAATGGGAAGCGGCCAGAGCTTGGTGCAGAGCACAGGGACTGGGATTCAGAGTTATTACTGAACATCAAATTTTTAATAAACCTAAAAAGAGAAGAAAATGACAAAAAAACTTGAAGAAGAATTCAACCTACCTCCTATTGAAGATATTGACATTCCACTTGATGTTGAAGACGAAGTAATTACTCTAGAAGAAGCAGAAAATAATATTGTTGAATACCGAGGGCAATTGGACTTGGCACAACGTACTGATGCTGCACTTCCTATGGTAACTGGATTGGAAGAACTGGATAGAGAAATGGATGAATATGCTGCAAAAGCAATACAGACATTTGATGAGTTAGTTGATTTGGGCAAAAACGTAGAAGATAGAAATGCTGCTCCGGTATTTGATAGTGCAAGTAAAATGTTAACAGCAGCACTTCAAGCAAAACAAGCAAAGATGGACAAGAAATTAAAAATGCTCGAGTTACAAATGAGACAACGTAAACTTGACATGGATGAAAGAAAACTGGAACATCAGATTAAATTAAAGCAAGATGATGAAGACGGCCCAGAGGAGATAGAAGGCAAATTTGTTAACGACAGGGCAAGCATGCTTTCAGAAATCATGAGCCAAATGAAGCAAAAAGATAAATAGTATTAACGGAGAATATAGCTATGAAATCCTATACACAATACTTGAGTGAATCTAAAAAATCTTGGAAATTTAAGATTAAGACAATTCATGAATTAACAGACGATCAGTGTGATCGAATCGAGAAGCACCTATTAAAATATGACTCGAACGGACTCGGTGCTGCCAAGAAAACAATGTTACAGAGTATACCAACAGACTTTCCTAACCACAGAGGTTATGAAGTCTATAGACATGAGTTTGAAGTCAACTTACCAGTAAGTGGCTTTCAAATACAGACAGAAATCCAAAACTTGATTGGATTGAGAGATGGTGTACTTAAAGTAAAGGGTGAACACGAAATTGATGCAGACGACGAAGTCGAGCAAACAGATGTTAAAAGTGTATTAGAAGATGGTGAATATAACGAAGCTGAAAAGGTTAACTCCGATGACTTTTTTGGTGACGAGTACAACAAAAGTTTCATCAAAGAATTAGCTAAAATTAAAAAAGAAAAGGAAAAAGGCAATGAGTGATTTAGACAGATTATTAAAACTTGCAGGCCGTGAAGCACACCAAGTAGCTCAGAGCCCAGCAGTTGACAGAGAAATGAAAGAAGCAGTAGGCGATGCCTCTGAAGTATTTTATAGAATGCAAGATGAATTTGCAGGCGGCGAAGCAGATGGCGCACACAAAGTTCTTATTGATGAACTAGTACGTTACCTAAGTGGCGACCAGCTTGAAGATTTTGTTGATGATTTTAACAGACATTATGATTTAGTGGGCGACATGGATGAATCTTCAATGTCTGACGAAGAAAAAGAAAAAGCAATGAAACGTGCAATGCAGTCAGCAGACGAACCAGAGCGTGGCGAGAAGCGCAAAAAAGTATCAGTATCAAAAGCACCATGGGAATCATTGGAAGAAGAACTAGAAGACACATTTGTTGGTATTAATACAGAAACAGGTGACTTTGAATCGGGACTTAGCCATAAAGAAGTAACAAGTGGCAGATTTACACACATGTTACCAGATGGGGCAACATACTTTGACCCAGACACAGCAGAAGAACTAGTTGGTGCACCAGACGAAGAAATGGAAGCAATGGGTTGGGAAAAAGTTATGTCTAGCAAATCTACAGATTCTACAAAAACTTTCAAAACACCATACGGTAAAGTAGATGCTAACTGGGATAGTAATGCAGGTGAGTTCGGCGATTTTGACGCAGAAGACAAACAACTACGTAACATTATGATGAACATGGCAGATGATTTTGGTTCAGTAGATCATGATAATGTGAAAGCCTTTGTTCAAGCCGCAATGAAAAAACGCAAAGGTATGCAAGAATCAAATATTGTTAAAGAAGCATCAGACACATTTGTTGGTATTAATACAGAAACAGGTGACTTTGAATCGGGGCTCAGCTCTGCAGAAGTAACAAGTGGCAGATTTACACACATGTTACCAGATGACACAACATACTTTGACCCAGACACAGCAGAAGAACTAGTTGGTGCACCAGACGAAGAAATGGAAGCAATGGGTTGGGAAAAAGTTATGCCTAAGTTAAACGATGATGCAGATAGGCTACGTAAATTAGCAGGACTATCAGTTGAATCAGAAGAGCTAGAAGAATCTTCATGCGGTTGTTGTGGAAATGATCCATGTGATTGTGCAAGTGATTGTGGTTGCAAAACTGAGTCAGTAAACGAAGCACCTACAATGGATACAACACAGATGGTAATCATGATGAAAAATGCAGGACTATCAGAAGAAGCAATTCAAACAAAATTAACAGAATGGGCTAATTCTCCAGCAGATGCAAGTGAACTTGAACAAACATCACATGGCGAAGCATATGACTTTGCACAAAATGTAAACCTAAGTTTAAAGCGTTATTTAGACGCACAGGATATGAAAGTGCAAGTATCAGAACACACTGTAGAAAATATGAAATCACTATACGAATCCAAGAAAAATAAGTAACGCTCTACTAACTGAGTAGAACGGCCCCCAGAACAACGTAGTTTTAATTAACTACGTTGTTCTCTGTTATAAATACATTTATGAAAAATCCAGTAAACCATTATGTTGATCCGCACGGACAGGAAATGTCCTTTCATATACCTGATGATATTAATAAAATATGTGTAAACCTCAGCGGCGGTGCTGATAGTGCCATTCTTGGTTACATGACAATAAAATATTGCGAACAGCATGTACCAGATGCAGAAATACATTTTATTACTTGTGCTAACCAACCCAAAGGCTGGTATAATGCCAAGTATGGTTCTAGTGTAGTTGATAGATTGCTGCAACTTACTAGAACGAATATAATTAAAAGTCACTATACTTACTTTTCAGATGACCAAAGACGTTCTGATTTAAACATTGTTGAAGTTGAGATGGCTAATGAAGGAACTGCAAACTTCTTTATTCACGAGACTACGCAGAATCCTCCACTATCAGAGAAACATTTGCTTGAGGGCAGATATACAGCACGTGATCCTGGTCATGATAGATTTATATTAAAAGACCGGATCAATAATTGGAGATATCTACCTTTGATGTATGTTGATAAAAGAATGGTAGCACATCTGTACAGCCAATTGGGAATGATGAAGTTATTATTTCCCTACACTAGAAGTTGTGAACAGGAAGCCAGACACAATCGAGACAGTCCAGTTTGGATGACCACAACTTGTGGTGAATGTTGGTGGTGTCGTGAACGTGAATGGGCATTTGGTCGATGATTGAGATTAAAAAAGAACCTAGATTAGGTCAGTTCAACGACAGATGGGAAAAGTGTAATGAACTTTTTAATCAATTAGAAGGAAAGAAGGACCTTTTTGATTTAACTTTTGTTGCAGACGATAAAACACCTCGCAGGGTTTGGACATATAAGTATACTAACAAGTGTATAGCCTGGGATAAAGACTGTATGGCAGGATTACATGATTGGCACCAACCTGGAGCAAATTTACCACCAGAAAAACAACCAGACGATCGAGGTTCAACCATAAACGATATAGTTACTAGGGATAAATTATATATACCAGAGTGGGCTAATACAACCGAAATTCCAGCACTGGAATATTTTTATAATATAAGAGACACGTTTTTAGGCGATCTTAAACAAAAAGGAAAATTGTTTAACAATGCAACTCAAACAACATTAATGATTGTAAAATATGACATACCAAAAAATGTAGATTACCATAGCTATATGTTTTGGAATTTTGTACGTTTTGGCAACGACCACGAAGATGAAAATTATGGAAGTTTGCATTTGGGAGAAAGTAGTCGTGCATATTATTATATGAAAAATAACCACATGATTACAGGCAATGAACTCTCAAATAATTATACCCTGTGGGGATGGGGAGATTACGCAACTGAAAATGGTTATGAGCCAACTACTCATGGAGTAACATATCTAGGCGGTGATAAAACACCTAGATACAGTATTATTTTTAATCTGGAAAGAGCAAGATGAGTGTAGATACTAAATTAACTAAAACCCCTTATATAAAAGAAACATACACCCAAGAGCAGATATTAGAACTTGCTAAATGCATGGATGACCCTTTGTATTTTATTGAAGAATATTGCTGGATACAACATCCAACAAAGGGACGTATGAAATTTAAACTTTTTGGGTACCAAAAAGAGCTAATACGATCATATCATGATTATAGGTATAGTATTGCATTGATTAGTCGTCAAATGGGCAAGTCAACAGCAGCTGGTGCGTATTTACTGTGGTACAGTATGTTTATGCCTGACCAAACCATCCTTATTGCAGCTCACAAATATAGTGGTGCACAAGAGATTATGACACGTATTCGTTTCAGCTATGAATTATTGCCTAACTTTATCCGAGCTGGTGTTACTAGCTACAACAAAGGTAGTATAGAGTTTGACAATGGTAGCCGAATCATTGCACAGGCAACAACAGATAACACCGGACGTGGTTTGAGTATATCGTTAGCATACTTGGACGAATTTGCATTTGTGCGTCCCAGCATTGCCCGTGAATTCTGGACAGCACTATCTCCTACCCTAAGTACTGGCGGTAAATGTATTATTACCAGTACACCCAACCAGGACGATGATCAGTTTGCACAAATTTGGCGTGAAGCATGCAATACAATTGACGAGTATGGCAACAAAAAAGCAACAGGTAAGAATGGGTTCAAGAGCTATAACGCTGATTGGAAAGAACATCCAGATAGAGATCAAGAATGGGCAGATGAGGAAGAAGCTAAAATTGGTGAAGAACGTTTCCGCCGCGAACACCTAAATGAATTTATTGCCTTTGATGAAACTTTAATTAGTGGTTTAAAGTTAACCATGATGGAATCAAAAGATCCATGGGCTAAACAAGGACAGGTACGTTGGTACAAGCCAGTTAAACCTGGCGCACTGTATTTGCTGTCATTAGATCCTAGCTTAGGAACAGGAGGCGACAATGCAGCTATACAAGTATACGAACTTCCTGGCATGCTACAAGTGGCAGAGTGGATGCATAATAAAACCCCAATACAACAGCAGGTTAAAATATTGCAGACATTATGCAAATATATTGAAACAGAAAGTAAAGGAAAGAGTGAAATATACTATAGTATAGAAAACAACACCCTTGGCGAAGCGGCACTTGTCACGGTTGAAGGTATTGGCGAAGAAAATATACCAGGAACATTTTTAACTGAACCAAAAAAACGTGGCAACAGTACAAAGCTCAGACGTGGGTTCACTACAACACACAAAACAAAGCTATCAGCATGTGCTAAATTAAAGCATTGGGTTGAGACAGATAAAATTGAGATAGCCAGCGCACCTCTATTAAGAGAATTAAAAACATTTATTGCCCGTGGTAATAGTTTTAGTGCTAAAGAAGGTGAAACTGATGATCTAGTTATGTCATTAGTATTAATTGTACGCATGGCACAGGAAGTGACTAGGTATGAAGATGCAGCATTTGAATATCTAGGAACAGATGATGATGACGATTATGACGAGCCAATGCCAATGAGCTTTTTATAAGCCTATTTGCATAAATACATATAACAAGAGGGCATCAATGTGGAAAACGAAGATTTAAGTTCAGAAATATTCAATGTATTAAAAGGCGCAAATTACAGCCTATTGCTATATAAGAATGATGGAAGTAAAACAACTGATCCGGTAGAAGCTACACGCTTCTATTCGTCAGACGCTGACTTAATGGTAAGTATACGTTTCAATGATACAAAAGCAGAAGTTTTAGTTCAGGCGGGACATGATTTCGACGTCGTAGCAAATAAAAAATTAATATCTATTATTAAAAACATAGCCCACAAGAACCTAGGTGAATTTACAGTGAAAAAGTTTGATAAAACAATAACCCCAAAAGATTTTGCACATCAAAGTGTAACAGAATCAGCAGCATTTGGCAAAGCCTTTGGCGGCGTAAAAACGAGCTATATGCCAATGCAAAAAGCCAAACTAATCATTAAGCACACAAAAGGTGTTAACGAAGAAGTACGTGGATCACGTAGCCGTAACATACACAGCTTATTCATTGAAAACTCCCAAGGTGAAAGATTTAGCTTCCCATACAAATACATGGCAGGAGCAAAAGCGATGGCGATGCACGTCAACGAAGGCGGTACTCCTTATGATGATAAAGGTGTAAGTATTTTATCATTATGTGAAGAGATCGCAGATTTAAACAAGTTTGTAAGACATGTTAGATCAAACAAATTGGTAAATGAGAATAATACCGAGATTGTAGAAACAGTACGTGGCCACATGGCCCGACTAAAAGAAACAATCAATAGTCTCACAACACTTAAAGGTTATAACAACTTCCAAGCACAAGAAGTGACAGAAGAAGACAAAGGTGTTGACATTTCAGAAAAATTCCTATACAATACTATTACAACTGAAGATTTGGAAAAAGCAATGACTCGTGTCAATAAGATTGTAGGCGAAGCAGCATTTAAAGATAGCATGGAGAAAGAAACCATTTCTGCACTATACGATATGATTAAAGACAAGCAAGACTTTGGTATTTCGTTTGATGCAAATGATCCAGACCATCCTGATCATCAGGATCCAAATAAATTTGGTGGACAACATGGTTCGTCAGCAAAGCTGGCCTCCATGCTTACTTTCCTAGGAACAAATGCTAAAAATGACGCAGGTGCAAATCACTTGCTAAGACTAAGTGAATTGGTTACAGAGATGTCACCAAAAACATTAAACTTAGTTGCACAGATGGCTATGTATTTAAACAAAACAGCCAACCGTGTTTCAGAACCAGTTGAAAGCATTGCACTTGATGAAGGTGTTATGCTTACACTACGCAAAATGGTTGGATAATTATTTTGCAAAAAGTGCTTGACAGTAAGCACTCAAAGTACTATACTGTATAGGCAAACAAAGGCAAGTAGTCAATAGACTACAACACACAAAGTGAAGAATAGTTCTTCGCTACTAATATAGGCTAATAAAGGAAAAACATTATGTCACTAGCAGAAATCAGAGCAAAATTGCTCGCACAAGATAATTCACAAAATAACAAGCGAACAACAGGCGGCGGAGACAACGCTATTTTCGCACACTGGAACATTCCAGAAAACACTAGCGCAACATTGCGTTTCCTCCCAGATGCAGATGAAATGAATACGTTCTTTTGGAAAGAGCGTCAAATGATTCGCATGGAGTTTTCCGGCGTCAAAGGCGGCGACGAGAATAAACCAGTAACTGTACAGGTACCCTGTGTAGAAATGTGGGAAGGACAGAGCTGTCCGGTACACGCAGAAATTCGTCCATGGTTTAAAGATCCTTCAATGGAAGACATGGCTCGAAAGTATTGGAAAAAACGTTCATATATCTTCCAAGGCTTTGTAACACAAAGTGATATGGCAGAAGACAATGTTCCTGAGAATTCAATTCGACGTTTTGTAATCTCTCCTCAAATTTATAAAATTATCAGTTCGGCTCTTATGGATCCAGAGTTCCAAGAACTTCCAACTGACTATGAGTTGGGCACAGACTTTAAAGTTACCAAAGGTAAAAAAGGTCAGTATGCAGATTACGGAACATCTAACTGGGCTCGCCGCGAACGTGGTCTAGATCAAGCAGAACGTGATGCAATTGCAACACATGGCTTGTTTAATCTCAATGACTTCCTTCCAAAGAAGCCAGACCAAAACGCACTTAATGCAATCATGGAAATGTTTGAAGCAAGTGTAGATGGTCAACTATATGATCCTGAGCGTTTTGCAGAGTTCTATCGTCCATACGGCGTAGATGCTCCAGCATCAGGCTCACGCTCATATGCACCCGCTCCAGCGGCACCTGCTCCAGTAGCAGAAGCAGCACCTGCACCCGCTCCAGCGGCACCTGCTCCAGTAGCAGAAGCAGCACCTGCACCCGCTCCAGCAGCACCTGCACCAGCAGCAGAGGCACCACAAGCAAGTGCGCAAGACATTCTTGCAATGATCCGGTCACGCAAAGAAGACTAAATCCAACACATTATGGAGGCGACAATGAGTCGCCTCCGATATTAATTTAGGAGATACATATGGCACGACCATTTGATGTAAGTAAATTCCGCAAGAGTATTACTAAGGCGGTACCTGGACTTAGTGTCGGGTTTAATGATCCAGATACATGGATCAGCACGGGTAATTATACCCTAAACAAACTAATCAGTGGAGACTTCAACAAAGGTATTCCACTTGGTAAAGTATCAGTACTAGCTGGAGAATCCGGCGCAGGTAAATCATATATTGCTTCAGGTAATATTGTTAAACAAGCACAGGATCAAGGAATTTTTGTTGTACTAATTGATACAGAAAATGCACTTGATGAAAGCTGGCTACATGCTCTAGACGTAGACACGTCTCCAGAAAAACTACTAAAACTCAACTTGGCTATGATCGATGATGTTGCTAAAGTTATTAGTGATTTTATGACAGACTATAAGAAAGAGTTTGCAGATAAGGAAAAGGACGAGCGCCCTAAAGTATTGTTTGTAGTTGACTCATTGGGCATGATGCTCACGCCGACAGATGTTAAACAGTTTGAAGCTGGTGATATGAAAGGTGATCTGGGTCGTAAGCCCAAGGCACTAACATCACTTGTTCGCAACACAGTTAATATGTTTGGCGAATACAACGTAGGCTTAATGGCAACTAACCACACATACGCATCACAAGATATGTTTGACCCAGATGATAAGATTTCAGGTGGTCAAGGTTTCATCTATGCATCAAGCATTGTTGTTGCGATGCGTAAATTGAAATTGAAAACAGATGCAGACGGCAATAAAACTTCGCAAGTGCATGGTATTCGTGCAGCATGTAAGGTTATGAAAACACGTTATGCAAAACCTTTTGAAAGCGTCCAAGTTGAAATTCCTTATGAAACAGGTATGAGCCCATATAGTGGTCTTGTAGAGTTTTTGGAAGCAAAAGATATTCTCAAGAAAAGCGGCAATAGTTTGGAATATACTAGCCATGTAACTGGTGAAGTAATCAAGATGTTCCGTAAGCCTTGGAATGCTAACAAGGATGGTGCATTAGATCTCATTATGACCGAATATGACGATGAGGTTGTTGATGCTATTGAAGTAATTGCAGAAGAAGATACATTGGATATCACAACGGAGGAAACTCCTTATATCGAGGAGACAGCCGATGGTATTGAGTGATTCAGATCTGGAATTTGTATTCCAAATGTATGATAGTGCGACTTCGTTAATCATATCAAACAAAGATAAAGATTCTTTCGCAGAAGAAGTGGTCGGCCATTTGGTTGACCACGGATTTGAAATTAAAGACAATGTTGCAGAATTAGCAGAGCATTGCCAGTTTTTAAGTGACGCAGTTGATGCATATCTCGAAATGGAAGAAGAAGATGTTGATGTTTTTGAAGACGCCAATGAAGATGACGAAGAGTTAGATTGGTAAAAAATGAGCATTTGGTATCGTAAAGTTACTGCAAATATGGCTGAGATTGTTAGTGCAATTTCTCACTTTGAGCGTGAAATTGACTCAGCTAGATATGAATGTGGAATGAAAGGTAATCTCGAAAAACAGAGCCGTGACATGCCGGGTATTGTCGAGCACCGTTTCAATCAGCTTCAGGAAGTCGAAGCGATACTGGAATTTCTAAATACAGAAATGCGTAGGACTCGCAGTAAGATCTTTCGCAAGTTTTTAGAATCCTACAATAGGGCTCTGTCTAGTCGAGATGCTGAAAAATTCGTTGATGGGGAAGAGGAAGTAGTTAACTTACAATACCTCATCAACGATTTCAGCTTAGTGCGAAATAGATTTATCGGTGTGATTAAAGCACTTGAGGCAAAACAGTTTCAAATTAATAACATTGTTAAACTACGTGCGGCTGGACTTGAAGATATTTCTTTGTAATTATTTTTAATAAAAATTATAACCTATTGAAAGCGAACGATTTTATTGTTCGCTTTCTTCTTGACATCAAGATGTCTTACTGCTATATTATATGAGTAAGTTAAACAAAGCTGGAGTACACGATATGCAAAATGAAATCAATATGTTGATTGAAACAATTAAAGCAGACTATGCTAAGTTTATGACACGAAATGGTACTCGCAAAGTTGAAGCGCATACCCAAAAAATGATTGATGAATTTAATGATCGTATCGAAGTTAAAGAAGGCATTAAATATATTAAAATTATCACTAAGAGTTCAGTTTGGGGTTTTATTGTTAAATCTGAAAATGATAAAAAGTTCTATAAGGGTGATATATTGAAAGCAGCCGGCTTTAACACTCCAACACGCAACGCAGCACGTGGAAACATACTCGCTGATCATTATACCGTAGGATGGACTGGTCCACAGTACCTCAAATAAGGAAGTAGTAACATGAAACGTATTCAACGTCCAGTACTTGATGTAATGGCAGCTTCTGTTGAAGTTCATAATCGACAAGGATTTATCCGTAGCGGCATGGGATATATCCAACCAGCAACAGATGAAAATGAGAACGGGGTAGTTATCAATGATAATAAAACTTCTATTATTAACCTATTAGAAGACAATCATTCGTTTACTTTGGAAAATTATGCCGCCGCTCAAAAGATAATTGATGATTTGAACGGCAAGCTAATGCTTAAAAAAATGACAGGGAATCTATCTAGTTTTGATAATAACATCATAAAGATATTTTCTGATATGGAAGACGCCAATAATTTTGGTGTTAGCATTATTGCTAGTCTCCCACACAGTATTGAAATTGATCGCAAGCGTGAGTCTGTCAATGATCGTATGTCACAGCTAAAGCATAGTAGTCAGTATATGGGTGAAATTAAAAAAAGGTATGACATTAACGTTGAAATCCTTGATTGTAAATTCATCCAAACTAGTGCAGTATATATGATCAC